CTTCAGGACATGTCGGGATTGGAGCTGCTCCTGCTATTACTACTTCTTATGATGTAGGATTGCACGTTGAAGGTGCGACTCCAGTTATCGTTATGCGGGATTCATCAAGTTCTGCTCAAGCAACTCAATTTCTCGCACATAAGTTAAGTGATAATAATGTACACGTTATGTTTGATGATGGAGGGTCTTATAGTGTAGGTGACGCTGATGATGCTGAAGGTACTAATTTTAGAGCAGCTTTCAAACTCGATGTCAACTCCCGCATCAGCCTCTCGAATAATGATAGTAGTGGAGCAGTTGGCACAACATTATTTGGGCATTTAGCTGGTGCAAATATAGTTAGTGGAGCGATAAATAACACATACATCGGTCATGGTGTCGGAGATGCCACACATACAAATGCCGCTGATGATAATGTTGGAGTTGGATATAATGCTTTAACTGCTTTGACAACTGCCAATGGCAACGTGGCTGTGGGGTCAAAGGCTGGTTTAGCTATTAGCACTGGGACTTACAACACAGTTATTGGTTTTGGAGCACTTGATGAGGGTTCAACTCAGGTATCTAACAATGTTGCCATTGGTAAAGGTACTATGGGTGGTAGCATTGGAACAGAAGCTGTTATCGACTGCGTTGCTGTTGGTTATACTGCTTTAGGTGGTGCATTAGAAGAAGAATCTTCTGGTACAGTTGCGATTGGTAAGTCTGCTCTCACAGCCCTCACATCGGGTGCTAATAATGTGGCTGTGGGATTTGAAAGCGGTAAAGTTTTAACGACAGGAGTACAAAACACATTATTAGGTTATAGGTCTGGATTTGATTTGAATGAAGGTGGTAGAAATACAGCGGTTGGTTATTTGGCTTTTGGTGGTACTTTAGATGCAAATGGAGATGAGTCTTTTGATAATACGTTAATTGGTAGTGGTGCTGGTTCAGGTGATTGGGTATCAGCGGTATCAAATAAAAATACAGCAGTCGGTAGCCAATCTATGATTGGAGCTATGAATGGGGCATTAGGCAATACATCCGTTGGATATAGCACGCTTACTGAATTAACAGAAGGCGATGGGAATACTGCTATTGGTTTGCGTTCAATGGATAGTGTCACTACTGGAAATTATAATACGGCTATAGGTCAAGATTCGTTAGCAGGATGCCAAGGTGGTGCAACGAATGTTGCACTTGGTACAACTGCTTTATATGCTGTCACCAGTGGCGATAATAATATTGGAATTGGGCTTGATGCTGGTCGTACTGGTTCACCCGGGGGTAATCAAACAACTGGTGATAATAAGATATTTTTTGGTGATGAGAATATTACTGAATCTAATATTCAGGTAGATTGGACTGTTGCTTCCGATAAACGAGACAAAACCGATGTTAATGATTTGGATTTAGGTTTAGAGTTTCTTAATAAGTTGAGTCCGATTACTTACAAATGGGATAAACGTGCAAAATATATAGATAAAAATGATGAAGATGCAGATTTAGATAATGCCACGCCAGACGGAACACACAAAGAAGATTGGCTTGATATTGGGTTTTTAGCTCAAGATGTAGAAGCGATAGAAGCTGAATATGGTTACAAAATAGCAGACAAAACTAATCTTACAACATCATGTACTGGCGATGGCAAACAGTATGGTATTCAGTATTCTAAGTTTGTACCTATGTTAGTAAAAGCAGTACAAGAATTAACTGCAAAAGTGGAAGCATTAGAAAACGCATAATAAAATGATTATTAGAAGGTGCAGTCAGGGACATAGAGTACGATTACATCGTAATACTACTCCAGATGCGACAAGAGTAAAGACTTATCCAGATGGAGCAGTAGAGACTTTGACTTATCCTTCAGCGCAGTATGACTACTTTGTAGAAGTAGATGGTACTGTAGTTAAGCGCTCAGACAGCTTTGAAACAATAGAAGAATACTTTGTGTCAGAATGTGCTAAGAAGCACGGTGATGGACATGGCAGGTTGTTGATTGGTAAGCATCATGTAATCAATGGTGTTGCTACAACACAGGCAGATTATCCTACTGACTCAAATACTAAATCAGAGATAAAGGTTTTCTTTGATAACAGGAGTATCGCTTACAGTGATAGTGATACTAAATCAGTGCTGCTAGACAATATACGTATTGATACTAGTAGCATAAAACACATAAGGAGATAGACAAATGGCTAAAAAGAAAAAAGACGAGCCTACAGTAAATATCGATGGGCAAGAGTATAAAGTAGATGACCTAAAACCTGAACAGATTGATATGGTGAACCATGTTGCAGACTTAGATAATAAGCTACGTAGTGCACAGTTCAATGTAGCTCAGTTACAGGGTGGAAGGGAGTATTTCTTTGGGATTCTCAAAGGAAGCTTAGACGTTGCTGAAGAAGCTGCCTAACAATGAAGAATGAATCAATTATCGAAATCAAAGTTCAGTCGCATCACTGCGGATGTGGGGGTGTCAACTGTAGGAACGATAATTGTGCTAATGATGTTTCGCTACGGCGATATACGGTCAGCACTTCTTACCCTACTGATATTCGGTATATTCAAGAAGATGATGGTGGGACTAGTGAGGCAGTGGCTTAATGATAAAAGATAAAAATGAAATGGACGATATTCCTAATACTAGCACTAACTGCAGGTTGTTCTCAGATAGGTACTTCATCTGGAGCAATGATCTTACAAGATGATAGCGGCTCATATCATAGGTATATCCTAAGTGAATCATATTATGAAGGCCAGGTAGTAATAGAGTCATATTGTCTCAGCCATGAGACTTATGAGACTATAATAATAGGTAGAGGCTATGAATGGATTGAACAAAAGAGAAACTAATGGATAAGATATGGATAGAGTACGGATTCACAGGTCTTTCGGCTGTCATACTTGGTATTCTCATTACATTCCTCACTAAAACGCTTATGGGCAAACTGAAAGGTATTAACGAGAAAGTAATCGCCCTAATAAATCGCTGGAATCGCAGTGATGAGGCAAGAGACAGACGGCACGAACAATTGATTCAAGAGATAAATGATATGACAGATGACATTAACTATATCAAAGGTAAATTAAATAGTGGTAAATGAAGGTGAATGGAAACGAAAGAAAAGAATTACACACAATTTTGGATGTTCTTGCGGAGCATCGAAAAGAGCGTGAGGAATTAGCGATTGATGTTAAGGATATTAAGGTTTGTCTGATGGGGGACCCTCAGAAGCACGAAGATTTAGGCTTACAGGGTGCGGTAGAGAGAAATACTCACTTCCGAAAGTCAACCTTCAAGGTAATGTGGTTAATGGTGGCAGGGATAGTCAGCACGGCTTTCTTTGCGATTAAAAGTAATTTCAAATAGGAGATAATAAATGTACTTAGTACTTAAAGCAATAAGAAAGTATGTAGGTGGTAAATCTGAAGTTGGTATTATAGCTGGTGCAGGATTTACGCTTAGCTATGCATTTGGTTGGTGGCCTAATGACTACGAAATGCTCAAAGGTATTTGGGCTGTTATTGGAGCATTGACTGGCGTAGCATTTGCTGGTAGAATTGAGAACCAAGCGGGCGTAATTAATGCACTTAAATCTCTATTTACCTCACTTAAGAAGAAGAAGAAGTAATGATTAAATTCAAGTACGACGAGCTGAAGGAACAGTTTGATGTGTTAGATGACAGATTACAGGTTATATGCTATGCTCTGAGCGGATATATAGCACAGGAAATGGATAAAGATTTAGTCATTACTAGTGCCTATCGTGGCGATAATAAGCTCTCTACGCATATGTATTACCGCGCCTTTGATTTCAGGGTTCAGCCGTCAGGCGGTGAGTCTATCTATACCCCAGAGGAAGTCGAGAAGATTAAGCGGTTCTGCGAGCATTTTATCTATAGCTCTAACCCTAAGAAGTACAAATACAAGACTCTAAAGGTACACGGACCAGCAATTCACGGGCACATTCAGGTGAACGGTGAAGGAGTGACTGAAATTGCCTAAGCAGATGCTAACACTCAACTCCTTTCGTGGGATTAATACATATAAAGACCCTAGGGATATTGGCAATGACGAGCTTTCTGGCTGTCAAAATATTATGTGCGATCAAGATGGTGCGATAAGAAGTATTGGTGCTGAGGCAACGCACGGAGATGTTCCTGCTAATGTGGCAGTACTTACCGCCGGGCATGGGCTATTTTATTTTGCATCAGACCATAAGAAGGATGTTACTGCTACTATAACAGCAACATTTAATGATGCTGACCCGGCATTTAGTTCGGTATCAAAGCCGGCAAACGGCAGTTTTATATCAGATGGCTTTGTTGTGGGTATGGTGATTGCTATTTCTGGGGCATCTAATTCTGGGAATAATGGATATTTTACCATCCTAATTGTAGAAACTGATAAACTTACTATTACACAAAAGGCTGAGTTTACAGATGAGTCTGGCACGGCTGATGTTGTTATTAAGGGCGTGGATGATTCTGGAGAAGATTGGCTTGCAATGGTTGATGCTACGAATGCAGAGGTTGATTTATACGACAAAACAAGTGATTCATGGTCTGCAACTGCCATTAATATGGAATCTGTTGCTAGCGGTAATGGAACGGCGGGTGTAGAGGGTGTGTTTTATTTTGTAGATGAAGCATTAAGAGTGTCAGACGGTAATTTCGGGGACCTTAATAGAACTAAATGGTATGGGTATATAAAGCGTACACATTTTCAAGGTGCAGGTGGTTCAAGAGATACATATACAGGGTGGTTTGAAAATACTAATACATTAGATGCGCCAACAGAACTTGTAATTCATGCCAGCGATTATCCAAGTGCCGGTACAGGATTTCAAATTAAAGTAGATGATGCGACCACCGGCGGTGACTGGCTAAATAAAACATATCAAATTGCGAGTAGTTTTATCTACGATGGCGCACAGGAGTCTTTATTGTATGTGCCTACATCTAATAATACATTTTCGCCTGATGATGGAGATAAACTTGATTTGGACGTTAGAGCAACATCTGCATTTGACGAAAGAATAAGTGGTGCAAGAATATATGTAAGGGAAGATAGTACTGATGAGCCTTGGACTCTATTGCTTGATATAAGTATGCGAGATGGTGCGAGAGCTAAGCCTGATGGTGACTATACGGCTTGGGCCAGCAGTACAGCCGTACGAGTTTATTCAAATACAGTTATGAGTGCATCTCCAAATATTGAAACATATGAGATACTAAATGGATTTTCTAATGACGAGGCATCTATTTCTATTGGCGGTGCCGCCGAAGGATACAAGACCGCTATAGTTGCCAATAGGCGTGTGTTTGTTGCTAATGTTAGAACAAAAAATAAATTTGGTGAAGTAATTCATATGGGTGATAGGATTATGTATTCTCCTGCTAATAGATTTGATACTTTCCCGCGCAGTTATTTTATTGATGTTATAAGGGGTGATGCGGAGGAATATGTTAAACTGGAGGAGTATGCTGATAGGCTTTTTGCATTTAAGCAACGTACATTGTTTATTATTAATATTTCTTCTCCATCGCCAGGCAACTGGTTTCTTGAGGCTACCCATAAATATATGGGCGTTAAGCTACCATCGGCGGTATTCAAGACTGAATTTGGAATAGTGTGGATTAATGAGAGCGGATGCTATCTTTTTGATGGTAGCAATATAGTAAATTTAATTGATGGAAAAATTAGGGATTCTGATACGAAAGCAAATTTGGGTTTATATAATGAGACTTGGAGCGAATTCATAACGGATAGTTCTATGGTTGGGTACCTTCCCAAGGATAAGCAGATTGTTGTTCTAAGAGATAGTTCTGCATCTAGCGATGGTGATGTATATATTTATGATGTTAGAACCAAATCGTGGACATATGGTGATGCTATATTTACAGACGACAAAATTCAAACTAATTTTATCATAGACTACAATAAGGATTTAGTTTGTGCACATACGTCAGGTACTGGCACTGTAGTTAAGTATAATAATAATTCATCTGAAGTAGGTAATATTGAAATTGTAACAAAAGATATTGATTTTGGGGATGTCGGACGTATTAAAAAGGTATATAAGGTTTATACGACATACAAAAAGACAGATTCTGGGAATGAAGCAGATGATATGTATTGGGCTATAGATGGTAATACATCGTTTAGCAATAGCGGGCTTACTGGCACATGGACTGGCGGTACGTCTAATTGGGATGTAGCTGTCCATTCTTTTGCTACCCCAAAAGAATGTCAGAGTATTCGCTTTAAGTTAGACCCAGCTACAGATGCTAAAATGTTCTTTAATGATATATCCATTGAATATAGACCAATTTATAAGAGAGTTAGCTAATGCCATCAAGACAGGAAAGATTATTACGTGCAACGAGTAAGAAAGATACTTCTTTTATTCGCAGTGCACCAAATCTAAGTGAAGGTGAAGATGTATTTGCCCTTTTTGGTGGAAACCCACTGAGATATTATGTTAAGCTTGGTGGTATAGATTGGTACATGGAGCTTACAGAAGACGGTAATAAGCATGTTAAGAAATCGTTAGACGTTGGTCATAATTTATCTGTTGGTCGTATGTTTACAGCACCTGGTCAGACGGCATTCCTCGCTTACAATAGTTCCAGTGATGCGAATATTGCTATCGACGGTTGGGTAACAATTGATTTCGATACTGAGGTGTTTGATCGTACTCATAATTTCGCATCAGATACATTTACAGCACCAAAGAATGGATTATATTTGCTTTCTACTAATGTTACTCTTGAGGAATTAGATGCAGCAGCAACGCGATATAGGGCAAGAATTAGCACATCAAATAGGTATTATGTAAGTTATATAGACCCAAATTATTCTGCCGATTTGAATTACTATACATTTAGTATAACCGCTGTGGCAGATATGGATAAGGGTGATACTGCCAGCGTTGAAGTATATCAAACCAGTGGGACGCAACAAACAGATGTGACCGGTG